TCATTGTGTCTTGGAATTCGTCGCTGCTGGCTGTTTCACCAGGCGACCAATAATCCCGCATACTGCCACTAGTGCGGTGATACTTCCCATCCAGCTAGCAGGAATGATGGCTTTGATATCGTCAGGCAGCCCAGCCCATATAGCAGGAATAACGCCTGCGACAGCTAGCGCCTGAACAGAGAACAGCTTCCAGGATTGTTTCCAGTTTTCGATAACCATTTTTTACCCTTTGTGAATGTCTGATGTGCAGCGTGAAAGGGATATCAGCAGGCGGTCTCGCTGATATAGGTTTTACGCTGTACCAGATGATGTGAAAGGAAATACGCTTACACGGCGATATGCAGTACGTTAGTAGATACACTGCTTGCGAACATACTGCTGCAACCCTGCCAGCTGATGCGTAACCGTATCGATACGCTCTCTGAGGGTGAAATAATCCCGTTCAGCGGTGTCAGTAAGTCGGGCACTGGAGCCATCATCCACGCGGGGGGAGCTGGCGGAACGAGGCGCCTGACAGGTGGCGTTGAGCTGCAACCGCTTACGACCAATAGCGACATCAGCATGTAGTTTTTCCAGTTCAGCTTTAGCATTGGCTAATTCTCCAGTGTATTGCGCATCAAGAGCGGACACATCATGCTGGCGTGCCTGCATATCTGTAAGGGTGTTCAGCGAGCTGGTCGCCTGGTCGCGCTGTGCTTTGTATAACTGCGCGTTGTCGCGATAATGGTTCACGGTCCAGCTAAGGGCTGCGAGTATGACAATCAGCGCGCCCATTGCCGCAAGCAGTAAGCGGTTCATTTCTGCCCCCATTGGCATACTTCACGCTCTACTTCACGTCGGTTCACCAGGCCTTTCCATTGCCGTCCGCCCGCATAAATCCACTGACGCAGACTATCGCAGGCGGCCTGATAATGCCCGGCATTCAACTGTCGTAGCAGCGCGGAGCGCTCAAAGGCATTAGCGCCCACGTTGTAACTAAAGGTGATAAGTGCGGCTTTCTGGTATTCAGATGCCGGGACTTTCACAGCGAGTTCCACCGTACGGGCAAAGGGAGCTAAATCTTTCTGTAATAGCGACTGACATTCATTTTCTGTGTATTTTTTCCCGGGGTGAATGTCACTTCCCGTATGGCCGTAACAGACCGTCCAAACCCCACCGACATCCTGATAAGGTGCATAGCGAACCCCTTCAAGTTGAGGGATCATCGTGCCAGCAATAGCCAGAGAACCGGCCCCTGCCATCGCTAACAATTTGTTTCTAAGGCCTGTAGACATCGCCATTATTCACCTACCCTTTCAAGCGCGTCGACCGCGACCTGCATAGCCGCCGGGCGTTCAACATGGGGTTTATCCTGAATATCACTCAGGTAATGACTGATCATTTCGGTACGCTTTTCGTCTTCTTTGCGTTTACGTCGCGCATCAAGACGCCCATAACAAAAAGACGCGACAGAGATAACGACCCCAATCAGGCCGAATAGCATGTACACGACATCCTGCGTACTCAGTCCAAGACCCGATGCAATAACGCCAAGCCACGCAAAGAATTGCGTAACAATATTTCCGGGTTGATCGTTCATTTTCATGGTCTCTCACCTGCGAATTTTCGAGGTGGAATAGAAAGGAAAATCTGGCCTTCGGGTTCTTTTATTAAAAAAGTCAGATAAATGATTCCCGAGGCCAGAAAAAGGAAAGGCCTCTATTAAGAGGTCTGTATTTCAATGCAATCATTCACAACGGCTGGAACAAAATCATTTCAACCGTATAAAAACAAAAACCCACGCTGGGCGGGTTATGTTTATTTCTTGCTGCGTCTGTAGTTTCTCGAGCTTATATGGATTCAAGCAACCCGCGCGCAACCCTGCAAGCGATTTGTTTAAAATAACCTCTCGGCTATCACTCCTATTCCGATGGGTTAGTTCAGCGAATTTAGCACCATGTTCTGGTTGGTGAAAATGTGCTCAAAGTATTGTTTATTAAGTCGACTGTGCCAACGCCAACGAACGCCAAACTGTCTGCCATAAAAAGGGGAATAGTCAAACCAGTGATATTTCAGAAAAATAGTTGCACCTTCACCAGCCGATTTTCCAGCCCCCAGCAGACGTAACTGATCTTGAGGTGGTGGGAAATAACTTTCAGTGAATATGACCTTCTTACCCGTAATAAACGTTGCAGTTTGCTTTGTGCCATCAAACTCCGTTTGTACAGTCATGGTATCTGTTCCGTAGTTCCACCACGGGGCAAAAGGCAACTGCTCCTCAGTATCGAGCGTAATAATATCTATCGTTGACCAGTCAATATCCATGCCCTGTTGCGGCAAAGGTTGCAACAAAGGGATAATTACAGGGGAGATAACAAACGAATCCCGTACCGCACTTTCTGATGTGTTTGATAATGTCAGCGTTGGGTTGGTGGCGTATTGCATATTGTAATAGGCCGAGGGATCCTGATATTCCTTGTCCGGAAAAACCTTTATAAACACCCCGCCATTACACACCCACGCCGCGTCCACCGATTTCAGCTCGTCAGCACTTTTAATATTCAGCGCAATCACGGGGGCGAAATTACCCCCTGGAATCTTGCGAAACATCGGCATAATTATTCCTCCACCTGGTACCACATGTAGCCATCAGCATAACCACTGGCATTGATGGGTGCGGCTTGCGTGGAAACCGTATACCCCACCCCCAAATTGCTACGTGCTGTGGCTTTATCGGCGACGTCGGCCAGATTGCTGGCCGCCGAGAGGAAATTACCGCTGCTGGCCCATTCGCTAAATACCAGCGTGGTCGCCACCACATTGACGCAGAATCGGTGGTAAACATCGGTGGAGTTATACGGATAGTAGATTTGACGGAGACTATTATCCGCCGTTTTGATCACATCCAGCATCCCCGGCAGCACCACCGGATAATGTCTGGCGGTTGTGGCATTGCTGGTAAGAGACTGGAACTTACGCCCCGGTGACGTAATAGTGTTCAGATCCTCTGTCCCCAGCGTCGTACTGGCCTGTGGCACTGCCCCCACATCACCGGCGCTTAAAGCGTCTTTGGTCGCCAGCGTTTTGAGCCCCAGGTTACCTCGTGCCGCCTGCATAGCAGATGCCCCTGCACTGCTGATTTCTGAGAGATTATCGGCAATTTGCAAATAGATTTCTTTCGCCGCAACCTCGGTTGCAGTGATCGTAATCGATGCTGTAACACCGCTACTGGCCCCCGTCAGGGTCAGGGTAGTCGTCCCAGCCCCTGTGATGGTGAGCGAACCATCCGCCGCCAGAGCTGCAACAGATGCGTCTGACGATGCCGCATTGACCATTTCGGTATACGTGGCTGGAGAATAGGTCACTGGCAGTGAATAGCTGTTTCCCGCCAGCAATGCCGACGGTGCTGTACCGATAGTAATGTTAGTAAGATAAACCTGCTGGGTAACGGTAGCCGTTGCTGTCAGCCCGGTAGAAATGCTGGCAATAATTGTCTGTGTACCGCTTTTTCCTGCGATCGCGGTATACGCACCGCTCTTGCTGATGCTGCCCAATGTTGCATCGGACACCGCCCATGACACGGCATATCCAGGTGCCAGTATCGACGGTAAAACGGTACCCGTGAATTGCCGTGAGGTTCCCGCGTTCATCGTTACCGTAGCCGGGCTGATAATGATCGCAGATGGTGTTTGCGCGCCCGCATCCGACTCAGCTTTATCGGTCTTAATAATGTACATTGCTGCGATGTTTGTCGGGCGAACCTCAGATGCCACATTTACCGCTGGTGCAGGTGAAATGGCCCCGGTCCTTGCACTGTATTGCCGGATCGATTCTCCGCCAGGGGAGTTTCTTGTTGGTTGCGATGGAATATCGTATCTGTAATAGCTCTCTATCCCTGCATAATGCGCATGATCAACAAGGGCATAGTCCTGTACGCTGCCGATTCCTCGGCCAGAATCCGGATCAATTGTAGAACCATGCGCCCATGCACGCACGAAGCGACCTCGCCAGTCAGGCACACGCCCCGATGGATATAGTGCGGCCAGTTCCGGGTTTTCCCCCGTATTAAATGCCTGACCGTTAAGCTCCAGCCAGCCGCTTGGCGGCATCGCATTGCCCCACAGCACAATAGCACCCACCGGTAAAATAAAGGGGCTCAGGGCAGTGGTGATGGTCGTTTTTAACTGTTCGTCAAGATAGGATGCCAGCGCTTTTGTTCTGCGCGGCGTCATAACTTGCGTGGCGCCATCACCGGCCAGCGCCTCTTCGGCAGTTGCTTCGCGCTGAATGTAGGATTGCCACTTCGCCACATTAGCGCCTGGCGTAGCGGTGTTATTGCCTGACAGCGACAAATATAACGCACCGTTGTATTCAACCACGACGCCAGCATCATAGCCGTATGCCGCGCCATTGTTGTTGGCAGTGGAGATCCACTCCGGATAGCCGTTTGTTTGATATTGACGCACTGCGGTGGTGATCGCATTGAGTACCGAGTTCATCGCTTCACGTTCCACCGGTTTGGCATTGATGTCTGCGTTTGGGTCTTTTGCGTAATCAACACCCCAGCCCTTTGCATAACTTACGAACCCGTTGCTGTCGGCTGAATCGGGAATAGACTGGGTATCGCCGCTTTGTGCGAAAGGCACGCGGAAAAATTTCTGATCCATCGTTGGGAACTCCAGAACTGAAAAAGCCACCTTAAGGTGGATGGAGGAAAATATAAGGTCAGGTAGAAATCTGGAGGGTTAATTAACCTCGTTTTGTTTCTCTACTTCTACCTGCTCTTCAATTTCTGCGTAATGCGCGGCAATCTCCTCTTGAGTGGCTTCCCGCGCATCGGGATATGGAGAACCATAGTAAAAATAGTCGTTATCTCTGATGTAATATGCGTATATCATTTTCCATCCTGTTGATGAAATTATGCGTTAATAGGGTTAAATCTTTTTATACAGAATGCGGATATATAATCGGGTGTATTTAGCCCATGTCGCGGCATCAGTAAAAATCTTGTAAAAAGAAGATGATATATTGTTTGAGTAATACAGGTTCATGTAATTACCAATAACCATTTTGACGTTGGTTGGAGTGACCTTAATCGCTATTGGCCCAATAGATGTACCACTGGAGTTACAGTTATCCAAACCCGTCACAATATCGCCGGCGGAATACACCGAGTAATTTGCCGTAAATTCAGTCAGAATGCTCGCGTAGGCAGATTTGACGTCGAGGCTCAGCCCGTGCGCGAAATCAAAATTGGTAAATGCCGAAGGTAAAAACGGAGCAGAGGTCCAGTCTTTCCAGTTATCATAGACCGACACTTTCTGCTTGATCACACGCAACCGGAACGGGAAGGCATAGCCTGCTGCACTCACCGAACTGCTCACATCCAGTCCGTTAAATAATTCTGAAAGTGCCACGTTAGCAGGAATAATCCCGCCCCCTTTAGCCCGGAGATAAAGATAACCGTTGCTAGCCGTCCGCACATCAATACCGGCTGCTTTAAGCGCACCGCTATTGTCCGTAACAACAGTGGCAGGATAGTCCACCCATGCCGACGATCCATCGTTACGTAATACCTGTACCTGTGGCATATAGCTTGCGTCTTCACTGATGTCATAACTAATGGCATAGGCGAGTTCAAACGCACCGGTAGTCTTCAGTGGTGCAGATTCACTACCACCGGGATAGAGGTAGTCCCCGAGAAGGTCATTGATTGACTTAAGCATGGCAGACGCCGTCGTAGCGGACGTTGCCGCCGAACTGGCACTGTCTTTCGCGTTTTTTTCCGAAGTGCTGGCGGAAGAGGTATAGGCATCAAGCTGGCTTTGTACGCCCACCAGCGCCTGGCTGGCAGCATCAGTCGCAGCACTTGCGGCAGCGTTGGTTGCCGTTGTTGCTGCTGCCGTCGCTCGGGTGGCCGCATCCGCAGCCGCAGTTGCCTGCGTTTGCACGGTGAGTGCGCTGTTGGCGGCATTCTGCGCAGAGATTGCCGCAGCGGTCGCACTGTTTGCCGCCGCCGTCGCGCTGTTACTAGCCTTTGTCGCATATGTGCCCAGTTCGTTAGCACGGTCAGCCGTGGCGGTATCAACCGCGGTATTAATCAGCGTCGCCAGGTTATCCGCCGTTTTCTGCGCGGCTTCCGTAGCCGCCGTGTGAGCGGCATTACCAATCGCCTGATTCACGCCGCTTAGTGCAGACTGTGCCGAGGTTGCGCTTTGTTCCGCATTCGATTGTGCAGTCTGCGCCTGCGTAACATAGCCTTTGACGGCGTCACTGACGGTGGCGGCCGCCTGGGTCGCCGCTGTCGCTGCAGCATCGCCGATAGCAGCGTTAACGTTATTCAATGCGGAGGCAGCATCCCGAGCGGAAGACGCAGCAGCAGAAGCTGAGCCATCGGCCTCAATTGCACTATTTTTAGCCGTAGATGCCTGCGCGGTTGCTACATCAGCGGCATGCTGAGCATCACTGAGTGAGCTCGCCATTTGAGACTGAACACTGGCGATGGTATCGGCTGCGGCCTGCTGAGACGCCGAACCGGCCGCCGTTTGCGCCGCCGACTCGGCAACGGCTGCCGCGCTTTCTGCTGCCTGTGCAGAAGCATTGGCGCTCTGAGCCGATGCTTCTGCTGCTGTTGCAGAAGTGGCTGCTGCCGAAGCAGAAGCCGCCGCTGCCTCGGCCTCTCCCTGTGCACTGGCGACATAGGCGGATAACTGGCTTACAACATTCTCTGCCGCCTGCTGTGCCGCACCGGTCGCCGCCGCTGATGCGGCAGTATCCGCGGCAGCCTGAGCGGCATCGGCACTGTTTTTCGCATTGGTCTCCGCGGTTCTGGCATCAGACACATATCCCGCAAGTTGCGAGGTTACGCTGGCGGCCGCCTGAGTGGCAGCGGTCTGAGCCACCTGCGCGGCGGCGGCATTTGCCGCGTCGGTCGCCGCCGTTTTCGCGGCATTTTTCGCCTCCGTCGCACTGGCAGCGGCATTCACAGCCGCCGTGCTCGCCGTTTGGGTGTAGTCAGACATCTGACTGACTACGCCAGATACTGCCTCTGCCGCCGCAGCCTGAGCGGCATCTGCAGCCGCCGTTTGTGCCGCAACTGTCGCCGTCTCGGCGGCGGTATGAGCAGTATCCGCATCTGTTTTTGCCGAATCCGCAGCCGTGGTCGCTCTATTTTCCGCATCCTGAGCCGTTGCCGCAGATGACAGGGCATCGCTGGCAGCGGTACGGGCATCGTTAACGTAGCCCGCCAGATGAGTCTCAACTTCCTTAGCAGCGCTCTGTGCGGCCGAAGTCGCCGCGGCATCTGCGGCACCCTGTACGACAGATTGTGCTTGTACCACGGCGGCCTGAGCCGCCGTCTCAGAATCTTTCGCCCCCTGTGCATAAACTGCAGCATTGCTGGCCGAACTGCTTGCCTGAGTCACCAGTGAATTAAGCTGTGACTGCACATTAGCCGCCGCGTTATTGGCCGCCGTGCTCGCTGCTGTCTGCGCTGTATTCGCGGCGGACTGGGCATTCGTCTGTGCTATTTGGGCGTCAGAGACATACTGTGTCAGCTGCGTGGAGACAGTCGAAACCGCCTCTGCGGCTGCCGTGCCTGCTGCCTTCTGTGCCGCTGCTGCGCTCGCCGACGATGCCGCTGCATAGGTACTGGCGGTGGTCGAATAATCTGCCACCAGGTTAACCACATCCGCCACCGCATTTTTGACTGCCGTTTCGGCGTTGGATGCGTAGGTCTGTGCATCGTTACGGGCAGATGAGGCTGTCGATGCCGCTTTCGCCGCTGACGTATAGGACGTTTGCGCGGCATTGACGTAGGCGCTCAGTTGAGAGATCACATCGGATGCTGCCAGTTCCGCCGCCTCTTTCGCCGCATTCGCGACCCCTTCACCGTCGATTTGATCTTTCAGCCACTGCGTACGGTTGGCCAGTGCCTGGGCCTGCGCATTCGCAGGGCCGAGATCGGTGCCATCAAAGCCTTTTACCGGGGTGTCAGTATCAAGACGTAGCACATCCGCCGTAAACTCGGATGTTTCGGTCAAATTCGCCATTTTTTAACCTCGATAAGTATGTGTTCCGTCGTATTTCACGGATCCGTTATAGAAAATGTTCGCATCCATCTTGCCCTCGACGTTTTCCCACTGACACAGTGGTGTCCAGACCTGAGCACGAGCGACGGCATAGAAAGGAGCGGCGACGGGAACCGTGACAAAAAACCGCCCCGCCGTATCGGTCACGGCAGTTTGCGTGACCGTCGTACCATTAGAGGTGTAGAAAAGTGTCACATCCACACTGGAGACGGTGACACCACGATTCGCAGTGAGCGCGCCCGATATTTTGCGGTTTGCACTGTCATATACCAGGGCTAGTTGCAAGTTAGAGTAGAAGTGAATCCCATCACCATGCCAGAAAGGCACACGAAAATTGCTGTAATACTTGCCAAAACCAAAAGGGGTGTAGGTCAGTATGCGCGGGGATCTGATCCCAACCCCCTGTGGGCGAGGAATCAGATCATAATCTCTGACCAGTTGCTGCGACCCGGGATCGAGATAGTCGTAAAAGATCGGGCGCATGGTCATATCCTGGCCATCAAGCAGTCGCGCTTCGGTGTCCAGAATATAGTTGGTTGCGGCTGTGATCTCATCGATGGTCGCCGCACTGTTGTTTTTATGGATTTTGGCTTTGATCATGCGACGAAATAACATGTCGCTGACCTTCGCCGGAGCACAGGCGGGATAGAATGTCCCGACAGGGCGTTTGTGATAACCGACAATACGTCCGCAGATGTCGAGCTGCTCACCTTCGGCGTTATCAATATCCAGAATGGCTTTGATTTTCGCCAGTTGATCTTCAAGCTGCGCCTGTGCGATGTCCGGTAATGCCAGTAACCAGGCAATCAGCTTCGGCGAATTTTTATATTGCCAGTATATGCGTGTGCGGGCTTTATCACGGTGCTGCATATGTCACCTCAATATTGCCGACATCAAAGACCCCCAATTGATAGAAAGCCAAATTTAACAGCGAGTGCGTCACATCATCAGCACGCGTGCCAATCAGTATGCTGGCGACATAATCGTCGTTGCCCACAATTTTATTAACAGGCGTATACAAACGCCCGGAGGCGATCGCTTCACCGATCCTGAACCCGGTTTTGGCAAAGCCGTTGGTTTCAAGAAAGCCATAGACGGAATCGTTTACGATCGCCGCTTTGATACGGGCATTATCCGTGGCCGATAGCGTGTCGGACACAATCGTTACCTTGACGTAGACAGTGACATTTTCCGGGCGGAAAAACGTGGCGTTAAATGGCTGAGCCGTCAGCGGCGTGGTGGTATCTACACTGATTTTATTGGGAATAAACGTGTTATAACGATTCAGGCCACATCCTGGATTCTTGTTAGCCGCCATCGCGGCAACAATGTCCAGTTGCTCGCCGCCATCAATAAAAATGGCCATCGAGTGCGCCAGGATGCCATTGCTATCGGACACGGAGTCAGGATTTTCATAGATTTTGACTTGCTTAACGCCGGGCACATTGATCAAAGCCGCATAAATATTGTCGCGCTGGTTATTACCGGGCAGTGCCACCGACTCATTGCGCCGTACGCGAAAGGCATCATCACTCTCTTCATCGGTACCCAGAGAAGCCGCCGCGGCGTTGTCTACTGCGGTAATGCCTCCAATTGGCGTGGCAATGATAGTTAGCGTACCCGCATTGGCATTTTGTTCACCGGTCAGCATGCAGGTCACGCCAACCGTTGCCAGACCGTCGGTATTGGTGACGACATCGGCATCCGTTTTCCATAGCGTACTGGTCAATCGATGACGAACCAGGGTCCCGGCCGGGATGACTGTCAGCGGAACACCCGTAAAGGTGACGCGGGCTGTTGAGAAGGTTGCGACTTTACGCACATTGCCAGAAATGGCCGCAATACGATTAAGCTGCACACCAATCGCGGAATCGGGATCAACAGACTGGTAGCTATTGATCACTTCTTCGTCGAGGTTAGCCAGCATTTCAGCCCAGATAGCAATCGCCAGCCCATCCGGCGTCGAAGGGTCGATATTCCAGCCCGCGTCTATATCAAGGTAGGCCGCCTCAACGCGTTCTTTATATTCTGCCAGCGTGGTGCCGGTCGCCCCGTCTCTGTTAATATCGGCCATTAAATCACCTCTTCGTTGAAAGCGTATTCCAGCGCCTCATTGTTCTTATCGATGACTGATGCATTAACGGTAATCATGCGTGTTTTAGCATCAAAATCGAATGAAAATGCCCCCAGAGCCACGACACCATCCGTATCGAGAATACGGCTCTTAATATTGGCTGCCGCCATGTCGCGGGAACTTTTTCCAAGGATCTCCTGAAACCAGGGTGTACCTTCGGAAATATTCAGAAAATACTCACCAAGGAATAATTTCAGTCTGCGGGTAATCGCCTGAGCGGTAGCCTCTTTTCCGGTCAGGAAATGGTCGCCGCTGGTCACAATGTCACCCTCTGTAAAATGTCGGATCACGAAGACACTCCCATAAAAAAGCCCCGGCTAATGCCAGGGCTGAGTCTTTTATCTTCCTCATTACTGAGGGCCATCGCTTTTGGCGTTGCCGCGTTCAACACCACCATGCGTGTGGGAGGCGAACTCAATATTGCCTACTGCGAGCCCCCCTTGCGTGATGTGCGTACGTGCATTCAGCGTTGTTTCGCCAGTATTGGTAAAACGGGGGCCACTGTAAGTCATACCCGATTCGGTCAATGACAGGGTCGAATTGCCGACAGATAACACAATACCGTCATGGGTCAAATGAATGCGCACAGAACCGTCGAGATTGCTCATTCCTACCCCACTGGCTGGTAGATTGGGTATTGCCGTTTTTGCCGAACGATAACCGGGCGAAAAAAAGGCATCACTCGCATTAAACATCGAGGGGCTGACAGGAGGCGCGGGTCCCCCCATATCAAGCCAGGCATCCACGGAGCGCTGGCTAAAATGGATATATCCTTCAGTGCCAGCGGGCAATTCATGGAAAACAGCCCATTCCGATGAACCGGAAAATTTCACTGGGACATTAATTAAAACGGGGATCGTCTGATGCGTGCCATCACTCAACCGCCGCTGGATACCGCATTGAACCTGTGCGCGCTGCGTCTGGTTGTCAAAGACCACAATGTGACCCGGCATCCCCACCATTAATCCGCCAATGGCGTCTCGACCTGCCGCCTGTAATGCTGCAAACAGAGGATTAGAACTGTTCATCATGTACTCCTCCATTGGCAGCGAATTGTCGTTTTCCAGTCGTTATTCCAATAATCCCCTTGATGCGAGGTCGATAACACGCGGAAACTGCCCGACGTGGTATGCGCCATCGCCAGGGCCTGAAATTCCTTTTGTTGTGTCCCAGTGTAATTAATGGTCCAGAAATCGGAGGTAATATGCACCCGATCGCCTGGCTGGATAATAGTGTTCAAGCGAACATCGACTTCCATATCCTGCTGATTCCACTTCGGCACCCCTTCCATACCGTTACTGGCACTGAGTTGGTGCGTGATGGGACGGGAGGCACCGTTGCGAATGATCACAACACGATTATGATCGAGCAGCCACTCATAGCCCCATGCCGCTTTCATTTTGTTGAGAAAGTCACGGCTAGAGCTATGTGCAAGCGTATGGCCATAATTAAAGGTAGGTAAATCAGAAAAATCACCGACCATTTCCACGGGGTAATAAAAAGAGCGGGCGACATCGTGTAATATTTCACTCGCCTGCGTTTTATTTCCCCATGTTTTACCGATGGTCGCGTCCGACCAGATAGCCAATAAGCATTTCAGGCGGAGATAAACATTGACCCCTTCGCGGCCCACTTCAACGCTTTGTATCTGCCCGGAAAACACTTCGCCGACGGATTCATCATAACCAGCCTCCAGTCTCACCGAACCATAATGCTTCTCCGAAGTATCATAGTGCTGAATCAGCTGGCGATATTTTGCGGAAACACCGAAGACGGTAATAGTTGCTGTCGATACCTGATCCTGGGGCATATTCGTCACCTGAAACTGGACCTGCATAGGCGGTACGATTACCAGTTCCTCCCCATCGACGGATGTCACCGTCAGGCTATATTTTCGGCCAAATAATTTAGTCATGGGGATACCAGTTCAGTTTATTGTCTATACCGAGGTTGGCGATTGTAGCTTTGCCCCCCTCCAGCACAATATTTCCGATTTGGGTATTTAATCCGTCCAGCAAATTAACACCAACGTGTAAAGCCCGCCCAAGGGTCAGCGCACTGCCATCGCTATTAAAAATATCGACGCTGAAATAACCGTAGCGAGTAAGCCATCGGAAAGTGAATTTCAACTGCGTGTCATTAAGCCGGGTGGTAAATGAGAAATTTGCCAATCCCGCGCTAAGAGGTATTGTTTTCATTTCACAGGCACCTGTCCCAGATTTACCGATTTTTGCCCCTGCGTTGCGACAGGATCATTTTTGGGAAGATTGCTGTTAGTGGTGATGGCACTGTCATCACGTGTGACGATAGTTATTTGTTGCATTTCCACAATGATCTCCTGCGCGCCTTCACCCCCCTTTACTTTCTTCACTTGCGTTTTTGTAATGAGCATATTGTCGTAAGACGACCCTACACCCACGATTTTCAGCAACGTTTTATTACGTTGCAAATTGCGTAACGAGAGCAATGCCGACTCCGAACGTGATTGCCCGGAATTGGCATACGTCATGCCTGCCGTCGCAGCAAGACCACCCAAGGCCGCCGCGCCACCTGACAGCATCGATAAAGCTGTTCCGCCCACGAGACTGCCCCCCATACTGGTGAGACCAGAGAGGTTGTCTTCTCCGGCCGTCATAGCCTTAATCGGGTTATCAGAAATCGCCACGGTCATCGTCAGTTCCAGCGGCTTCGTGACGGCATTGTCATTAGCCGTGCTGGCATCTTCTAACGGATAACTGCTCACTATGGTCATTAACGTACTGGTTTCGTCCAGGGTCGCATCAAAAAAAATGCCACCAATCTCAGGACGAAATTTTGTAAATACTCCGACAAGTGACATTCTTACCACCCTCCGTTGTCATATGAGCGCTCGAGGTTGTTTCCTGTTTCTGTAAGCGCCCGTTGCACCGAGTCCTGAATCTGCTGTTCGTTCATCCCCACACCAGAAATGCTCAGATCAACATACTGGTTAAAACTAACGGGCGAGGCGGGAGGAAGGAAACTGTAAGAAGCAGAGTACGGAGGGGTGTTCTGATAGCCGTACAGCATATTCATCTCATCAACGCTACGCGTCGGCTGAGCATAAGGTGACGAGGGTAAAGCAGCCCAAACATCGCCAAGACCGTTTGTCGCTTGCAGGAAATTTCCCTTCATGACGTTATCCAGTTGCCCGGCACGCTGGATCAACCACAACGCGGCCAAATCCTGGCTTTGGTGCGAAAAATCTTTCAGCCCCATAGCCGCCGCTGCATCTCCCCAGGCATTGGACGCAAATCGATACCGACCGAAGGCGGAACTGTTTTGCGTGTTATCCATCGCCGCCACCCCGTAGGCAAGCGAATCAAGATACTGGCGCGCATTTTGATTATATAATGCACTTTTTACTGTCGATGAGCGCTGACGAAGGAACGCCTCATAAGGTGTGATTCCTTCCCCTTCCTGCTGGGGAGATTCTCCTGGATGGCGACGCTTCCAGTAAAACTGTGGATCACTCATCTCTTGAATATCATCACGGGAATAGGACATGTTACCCGGTGTCAATGCCGCCGCCGCACCAACCGTCATAGGATTAAATAACAGTCCCGAAAGCCAGCCGCCCTCTCCTGCTACAGACAATGGTCCCATGAGTTTGTTGAGCATACTGCCGCTGGCAAGCGCACTACCGGCACCCAGTATGATCTCCGAAACAACTGGATTGGCCCTAATAAAGCTGTTTATCGCTTCCAGCACACTATTCACAATGGGCAGAAGATCTTCACCAAGCGCATAGGCAAGGTTCTCGAAATTGCGCGACAACTTCGCCATTTCATCGTTGAATACCTGAACATTTTGATTTAACTCTGGATCAAAAGACCGATCGTAATCAGAAGACATGCTCATGCTTTGCTGAAAAAAACCACTGCCACGTTCGGCCAACCGCGTCACATCGTCATTTTCCTGCCAACCCATAATCGGGCGGAACTGTTGCCGCTGCTGCTGACTCATGGATTGATAGGCATTTAATAGATATCCCGTTGCCGCCACGCGATCCACAGATTCTATTTGGGCGAACTGCTCAGGATTGAATGCTGTTCCCTTATAGGCTCGTGCGTCAAACTCGCCGTTTCGCACTTTGCGAGCCAACTCAGGAACCATTTGTGCAAATTGCTGCCCGGAGGCAATCGGATTAGCAGCGCCTATTCTACGCATAGCAAATTCAAGTCCACGGATTTGATTAACCGTAAAGCCAGTGATATCGGCGAGACGTTTTAATTCAGACCAGGATTTTGCTACGCCTGCAGTTAGCGCATTAAAATCGACTTTAACACCCGCCACCGCAGCAAGCTGTATCATGCCGTCAGTGACATCTTTTATCGCATTACTCGCCTTCTTAAAGGAGTTTGCGTCTGTTTCAAGACCAATAGAGACCAGCAGCGAGTCTATGGTTTCTGCCATTCTAATTTCTCCAGGCGGCAAAAAGCCCGCCTTTGGCGGGCTTTCAGGTTTTGGCGCTTCTTGCTTTTTCAGCTTGCTCGGTAATGTCATCCAGTACCTGATGCATGGCATGGACATCTTCCAGGCAGTAGGTGCCATCAAGCATCTCAGACCAACGCGCTAAAGGTGGGCAAAGTTGGCCAGCCCCAACACAGGGCCGCCACAGGAGCCAGTCTATAGCGCTGCGGTCTCCATTTTCACCGCGTTTGCGCCGTTTTCGCTCTGTACGCTGAGCTGCCAGAAAGGGCCGATGTTCTCTTGCAATACCCGCCCCAGGAGCAACAGCCAGTAATGGATTTTGTCCTGAAACAAGTTTTCAGCTACCGGCACACCATCACTGACGCGAATGATATTCCCTCCTCCGATACAGAGGTTCTTAAGGCGAGTAAGCTGCATGCCATCTAACGATGCCATGACCGCCACGACACCCATATCAGTGCCCCCCTCACTCAGCGCGGGCAGCAAACTATTCTGCGCGGCAATCTGCAGCATTTCGACCTGTTCTTTGGCCGATGCTGTCATACCGCTGTACTCGTTCTCACCCATAATCAGCGTAATTTTGCGCCCCATCGATTAGGTCTCCTCACTGTCAGAAAACTCAAAAACAAACTGCTCATCCGACACTTTGGTTTTGCCACCACGTTCTACGTTACCGCGTTTTGTCAGCACACCATCAAACCCGGCAAAATATTCCGCCGTGCCGGACTGGTAGAAGGTAAAGGTGGCATCGATACCACTTTTCGCTGCCGCAATAATCTGACGAGCCTGCTCCGAACCCGGCATCAGGTTAACCGTTAGTTTTACTGGACGCGTTTTATTGTCCAGACGCACAGACGTGCCGCCAAGACCCCGTTTCAGGGTCGAACGATCCTCAAGGCCTTCAATCGTAATTGGTGGATCGGTTTCGCCAAACTCATCCAGCGGAATACCGAAAACTGTCAGTTTGGCACCATCAGTGCCATAGGTGTTCATTGCCATTAGAGTTGCTCCAGATGTTACTCAATATAAACGTTGATCTCAGCCACATGGCCTGCGCGTGCCAAAATGGCGTAAATAGTGGTTGCCGGGTATTCACGGGCTTTGCGCTGCGCGTCTGTTAAATTGAATACGTCTTCCGGTTTGCCCAGAATGACGAAACCATTTTCCGCCGTCGCCACTTCACCTGTTTTCGGATCGACATAAGTGCCTTTACCGAGTACGCCATTGTCGTAAAAACGTTTACAGGTTGTAGTCAGCGCAGTAAGCAAGCCCGCATATCCAGCCGGCGTCAGGGCACGTTTGGTGCTAGTACCGGTGATGTAGTTGTAACCATCCACCTGCAGATGGTTTTTCAGCACGTCCAGGTTGATCACATCGTCAATAAATTCGTTATAAGACGACATGGATCTGGTGTTAATCGCCCGTAAACTATCCGTCTCGCCCGATAGTTCGATCTCGGTAAAGAACGCGCAATTTTTGGATTTCAATGCGCTGTAGCTGCTTGTTTTCAGATCATCGCCAGCAATACCGGTCAGTACCTGGTATTCGGCGGTGATTGCGGAGTTTTTCGCATTCGGCTTAAACTTGTTGAACGTCGCCGCCAGCTGAACCATGGTGTAGGCCTGTGACGAATCCGCAACAATAGCAGCAGGTAAGCGATAGCCCATGAAAATATGGCGATTGCCTTTTGCCGCCATTACCGCCGCAATGTCCGTGGTTGAGGACGCAGAGGTCGCCCCGGCTTCGCTGGTGGTCACCCAGATAGGGTGGCTTTCCGCATCAGACCAGTCAGCTAATTGCAACAGATTCGCTTTGGTCAGATCGCTGTTTTTGAAGAAAAAGTGGTAACGCCATACCTCATCTTCCGCTTTATTAACGGTATCCAGTAACGATGCATCCGCCGCATTTTTCATCCAGATGGTGACCGACTTCGGCTTGGGGATCTGAGTGAAATAACGTGTGGCGATCAGATAAATATCGCTGGAGGCTGAGAAATCCTCAGCAATTTCATTCAACGAGCTGTAATCCCGCCAGGTGTCAACGGCGAAAGTCACTCCGCTTTTGAGATCGGTGGAACCTGCAAAAATCAGCGCAGAGGAAAAGTCGCCGTATCCCAGGCCGGCGGCGGTCAGATAGAGATTGACCGGGATAATGTTATCAACGGAGTAGGTCATTATTGCCCTCATTGTTTTTGAACGTCGATCGTGAATCCCGCTGCACGGAGCACCGGGTAGGAAAGGGTCTTTTTGATAAAGAGGTGGATATCCGTCTGCCAGTTCGCTTTCTGGCTGGATGTCGACAACGCGGTGAGATCGCGAGACGCGCTGGTGCTGCGCCATGCAATACCGTTTCGAAAAAGAAACGCGCTAACCGGGTTGCGAAGATTTGCGTTATGCAGACGCACAGTGGCGTTGTCCGCCCCCTCATTGAAAATATTTACGGACAAGGTAAACTCCATGCTGCTAAAAACGGTGTCCTGCAAATCAGTCCATTCTGTACCGAGTGAGTCCGCGAAGGCTTCTTGGGGGACAATCTCCGTCATGCTATGCTCGGAATGTCCATATACCCGCACCGGAATTGGCTTGTATGTGGCATAACAATCGCTTGGGATTTCCCCCGTCTGCCCGGCCAGGATGACATTTTCCAGTCCCGATGCCAGCATGATCAGTTGCCGAAATGTCGCGTTGAGATCGGCCATATTTTCCATCAACCGCCCCCCTTATCATGCACGTTAAGCCTTTTACTCAATGCCATGTTCAATCCTCCAGAACGTAAGTGATGGCCTGTTTTAAAACGCCAATGCCAATCCGGGAGACAGTAAACGGCGATGTATTGGTTGGCACAATGTCAGACGGCACCACCGCCTTGCAGTAACCCGCCACCTCCTGCCCGATTTGTCTGAACATCGCGGAGGCCGTTATTTCGCCACGGCTGACCTTGGGTGAAAGAGACCGGAAGTGTGCCTGTATGTTGCCGATGTTTTGGCGTAGCGGAAGGCGCAGAAAGGAGTACTGTGGAATATTATTTTCTGTCGACCCAAATTCCAGCATGGCCCCGATGGCAACCAGAGACGTCCCCTGTTCATCGTTGCCCGAACCTGCAGGCAATCCGACAAAGACCGGGTACCGCGTAGTCAACCGGTTCTTGATTTGTTTTATTTTTTCGTTCAGGGCTATATTGCCGCGAAACATTGCACGTATTTTCATGACATTACTTCCGAAGTATTAGTGCTTTCAAAACACCTTACATGGGTGATTCTTGATTTATAGAAATAATATTCCGGCCCTCGGGCGCTTCTGTTAAATATTGACAGCCCAATGATTCCCGAGACCAGAAAAATGAACAACCGTACTTTCGGCCGTTTTTATTCGATTGTTAGTTGACTTTTTGATGAAGAAAATCGAGTAATACCAAAAACAAAATGCATCAAATAGGCTATTAATTCGCAGTGTGTTGTTTCACAAGCTTATATGAATCCAAGCAGTCCGCGCGCAACCTTGCAAGTAATTTTTATATTTATTCTCAGACGCATAAACGACAATTAAAAAAGCCGCGCAAGGCGGCTTTTTTAATTACTTACGTATATAACTTAACAAGCATATATGAATTCAAGCAGTCAGCGCGCAATGTTGCAAGTGACTTCTACATTTATTTTCACATAAATAAAAAGCAGTAAAAGACCACCTTCTTAGAAGGTGGCTTTTTAGAATGCCCCCTATAAGGGGGGCTACTGTCTCATTCCTGTTACTACTCTAGCAATTCCATCTGCTGTTCATGCATTTGTTCCTTTTTCTCCTGATGCCTCACATATCTCCTGATAATTTCTTCATTCACTTCCACCGTATCGACAAAGTAGCCACGGGACCAAAAATGGTTACCCCATAGTTTCTTTCTTATATGTGGAAAACGATTGTAGAGCCTGATTGCACTGCGGCCTTTCAGATGCCCCATCAGGGTTGATATCGAGATTTTCGGCGGGACTATTACAACCAGATGTACATGATCTGGCTGAACATTTAACTCCAGAACCTCACAATCTTTTATTCC